CCATCCTTCCCGGGCTCGCCGCGCTCACCACGGTCGCCCTGCGGGCCCGGTTCGCCGCGATCGCCGGGCGGCCCGCGCTCGCCCTGCGCAGCGGCAGGACCCGCTGGCCCTTGCGGCCCGGGCGGTCCGGCCGGTCCCGGGGCGCCCTCGACCCCGCGCTCCCCACGCTCGCCCTGCGGTCCGGCCGGACCGGGCTCGCCGGGCAAGCCGTCACGGCCCGGCGATCCGTCCGCGCCGTCGCGGCCTGCAGCGCCCGGGTCCCCATCCCGCAACTCACCAAGGCGCGCTTCCACGTCACCGCGGAACGCCGCGCGCAGTTCGACGATCTCCGCACGCAGCACCGCAATGGTCGCTTGGCTTTGTGCCTCGATTACGGCGAGTTGCCGCTCCCATCGCTCCTGCAGTTCGGCGATGATGACGGCGCCGGTATTGAACAGCGCCTCATTGAAGGTAGCGCTGCCGTTCGATGCGTCGGAGCTCACGGGCTCGGGTGAGCATGATTCGGGCAAGGGCGTTAGTTGTTGCTGCATCTTCTTTGCTCCCTGTCGGGATGGCCGCTGCTGGCGGGGCCGCGGGGGCAGGCGGGGATGCTGGTATTTTTTTTGTTCCCGGCGGGCTCGTCGGGATGCTTCCTGCTGCGGAAAGTGGGACCACTTGTTGTTGGACCCGAGGTTCATCGCCGTCTTTGACCGAGTCCATGTTTTCAGAATTGCGCGCCTCGTTCGGCGAATAGATGCCGCCTTGCACGCCGCGCACCAGCGCTTCGATGCGATCCTTGTAGGCCGATCGCAGCAGCGCCTTGGTGTCAAACTCGACGTACTCGTCCGGCTGGCCAGCGAGGCCGAAAATTTGGCCGATCGCTTCCTCGACGTGGTTCAAACAGAAGCCGAGCCCCGAGGCGACCCACGCCTGCATCAGCGCTTCGGTCTGCCCATAGGGCCCGGCGCTGCCGATGCCGAGGATTTGCATCGGCACGCGGAACGCCATCGCGATGTCTTGGTCCGACAATTTCAGCATGTCGGCGATCTGCGAATCGCGAAACGACGCCATCGGAATTTGCACCGGCTTGAGGCCGCCGGTGAGGATCGGCGAGCCGCCGATATTCTCGCCGGTTGTTTGCTCGTTCCAGCGATCGCGCGCCGCGGACACCTGATCCTTGTCGAGCATGAGCTCGGTCGACAGCACGAAGCCCGGCTTGGCCTGGTTCTGGTAGAACGCGCCGGCTTGCCCGCGGATCGTGGTGCCGGTGATGACGTCGAGATAAGCCGAGCGCAGCGGGCTCTCGCCGCGCAGCGGATTGCGCAATTGATCGACGTGCAATTTTATGTGCAGCACGTCGCGCGCGGGCACCGTCGCCAATGGGCCATAGCGGTTCTGCACGACCCAATTGCCGCCGAGCGAATAGTGCACTTCGCCCTTGCCGTCGATCAGCGCCCGGCAATAGCGGTTGTCCATCAGATGCAGTTCGGAGATTTCATAACGGGCGTTGCGCAGCGCCAGCGCATAGGCGTTGCCTTCGAAATAAAGCTGGCGCACCGCGTTGAGCAGAAAGTCGGAGATTGTTTGATAGTCGTTCGGCTCGCGCAGGATGCGATGCAGCGCCGAGTTGGTGACGCGATCGCGGCCGCCTTTGTTGTTGGCTTTCCAATGTTCTCCAGGGCACATCGCAACGGTCTGCGAGTAGGCCGACAAGCAGGCTTCGATGATCGCCAGATGACCGCCCGCCAGCCACGGCGTGTAACCCTGCTGCCACCAATTATAATTTTCCCCCCAACCGTCCGGCAACCAGCCGTGCGTGATCGGCAAATAATACGGGCCGGGCCGGTATGAGCCCTCGGTCGCCTTGCCGACGACCGAGGAAAACATGCGGCCGATGCGGTCGAGCAGCCCCATCTATTCGGCCGATTTTGCCGATCGGGTCTGATAGCTGCTCGGCGCGCTGCCCGCTTCCATCTGCCGGGATCGCGTCGGCGGCGTCGCCTCGACCGGCTTTGCCTGCGCCGGATCAGGATCGGAACCGTCCGGCGAAAGCTCGGGATGCATGCCGAGCTTGATCTGGTCGCATTCCTCTTGCGTCGGCGTCGGGCGGCCCTTCATGCGCTCCTTGTACTGTTTCGCGCTCTGCTCGCGCAGCGCCTGCCCTTCGGCGTGCTGCTGCTCCTGCACCTTGCGAGCCGCCGGGCTCGTTTTTGTTTCAGTGGTCATTTGCGGGTATCCTTCTGTTGCGGGTAAAATTCTGCTCAACTTTGACGGTTGGTTTGTTTGCTTACCAAGTAACGCCGCTGATCCAAGAGACGACCGGGCGCCGCATGACCCAGTTGAGCGGCATGATCAAGCGCAAGGCAATGCTGTCAGTTTGCCAGAGCGATTTGACCGGCACCGCGGGCGACGGCGTGCCGCCGGTGATGTCGACCGGCGACGTATCCTCGAAGTGAAGAGTCGCCTGATCGCTTATCTCAAGCCGCGGCCCTTCGGCGCCGACACTGACGAAATCGGCGGCGTCCACCATGACGAGCTCGCCGACCGGCACCGTGCCCGACGAAATCACGTCGGCGTCGATCAGCTTGTCCTCGTCGAGTTGCTCTTGGAACGGGAACAGCGGCGTGGCAGCATTTGGCGGCTGCGTCAGCCGGATGCTCAATTCCTGCTGCGGGTTCATCAGCACCACCGGCGCGCGCACGTTACCGTTGGTCAGCGTGAGCAGCGAGCCGTACAGCTGCTTGATGTCGCCAACCAGCGCCGTGAAGCCGCCGCCAGCGGTCGGCGTCAGCCCCGCTTGGTACGACCGCAAACCGGGCGGCCGGATGGTCGTCGCCGGATTGTTGTCGAGCAGGATCGTGTCGAGCGAAATCGCCGTGTCCTCTAACACGGCTTGCCGCAGCAGTCCCTCGATCGCCGGAATCGAATGCTCGTCCATCTCCTTTGTCCAGGGAGTGATGACGGCCATTTTCTTCGGCGTGAGAGTCTGCGACGAGAACGCGCCTTGCCGCACCGGGATCGGCTGCCCTTCACCAACAAACGAGCCGCTGATCGAGGGCGTCAAGCTACGAGTCGGGATGATGATGCGACCGGCAGCGCCGAAAGTCAGCGCGAGGCCGCGCGAAGAAAGCCCCGGGAACACCGACAACGGCAACAGCACCTGCATGAAGTCCGCATAGATTTGCTGAACGAGTTCGGCAGCCCATCCCGAGACAGTGGTCATCGCGGGCGCCGACGCGGCCTTCAAGGTGTAGTCGCAGACCACGCGCGTAATTTCGTCATTGCCATAGATTTTCTGCCGCATATCGTCGAGATCGTGACCGCGCGACTTCGACATGCAACGCACGACGGCAGCGCGGAACAGATAATCGAGCGGCTCGGGCTTCTTGGTGCGCAGCGTCAGCCCGGCGGGCGGCTTGCCGTTGCCGCTGCTGCGGTGCGCCTGATCGCCAGCGCCCGCGTCGATCGCGCCAGCACCGTTGCGAGCCTCGATCGTTTTCAGATTGTTGACGTTGCGGCTGGCGGCCTCGATCTTGGCCGACAGGTCCTCGGTCAGCAGCATCTGTTCTTCGGTCGGTGCCGAGTCGTCGATCGTTTCAAGATGCTTGGTTAGCTGATCTTGCAACGCCAGGACCAATTTCTCGGCGTCCTGAATACGTTTTGAGAGAAGCATTGGCTTACCTATCTGGTTGTCGCTGTTGTTGGGGACGGCATGCTCGCCGGTTCTTTGCTCGCCCGCGTTCCGTTGTTTGTTGGCATGCTCGCCACGGTTCGCAGCGCTTGCGTCCTTGCGGATGATCTGTCTGCTGGCATGCTCGCCAAACACCATCCGCACAGTGTCCGCAGAAATCTTGCAACGCTTGAAGACCGACAGCGCGTTCGGATTCGCAGGGATCGCGACCACTGACGTCTCGACGAGCTCGTGCTGCAGATAGCGGGTGCCATGCAGCCCGAAGCGGTCGTTGGGATCGATCGATTCGAATTTGATCGGCCGGAAGCCGACCGACGACGCGCGCAGAATGTGCGCCTCGATCAAAAGCCGGATTTCGTCATGGCGCGGCGAGGTGCCTTTCGGCGCCAGTTTCTAATGCGCGCGCAAATCCT